TGAAAGGCGCAGGCCACGTCGTAGTCTCAGTCCACTTAGACTACCGAAGTCTCGGCAAGGAAGGCCTCCCAGACCTGTCATCAGTCCTTCGCAAACACGGAGCTCCAGTCCTGGTGAAGCAGCGGGGGGCGTCAGTCCCGAGGATGCCGACTATACTCCTGATACCACCATCTGTCTCGTGGACCCACAAAGAAATAATGCCCCTGTCGGATACACCCTGGAAACTGGGTACAATCGCAGATTCAACAGTCGCTCGTGGAGGCTTTCATTGCCTGATGGAAAAGAAGTCGAGGCGTTATTTAACCCCTCGGTTCCTTTCCAGAAAGGAAATTGGTTTGCCCTCGAAATTGCAAGAAGAGCCCAGCGATTGCCAAGATTACCTGACAACAAGACTTGGAGGTTTATCGTGGAACGTCTCAACAACGAAAGCTACAAAAGACCGGAATCCATTGAGGTTTATGACCGAATTATGGACGTCGAGCGAGGACTTATCATGGCTCCCATCAAATCTGGAACCAACCCCGTTCGAAGAATGGGTGGCTCGATACCCTCTAAATCGAAGAAGACTTCTAACCGAAGCTCGAGATAGATTAATGACTCGTGGATTAGATAAATCCGATGCTGTGGTCAAGAATTTCCTCAAGATGGAAACTACCACTAACGGTACTGATCCGCGAAATATCTCGCCTCGGTCTGATGTTTTTCTCGCTTTGATCGGTCCTTACATCTCGGCCATTGAAAAACATCTGTATGCTTGTCAGTTTTCCGTTAAAGGTTTGAATATGACTAAGCGCGATAAGAAAATGGAACCTCTTTTGTCATTTAAGTCTTTTGTCGAGATTGATTTCTCCCGCTTTGATTCCACAATTTCTGAATCATTGTTGCGTGATGTACAAGACGTGGTATTTACCAAGGCATTTCCTCGTGAATCCCATCCTGTTTTCCATGCAGCCTTGAAATTGGCTCATAATACCAAAGGTATTTCTGAATTTGGAACGAGTTACACCGTGAATGGTACCAGATGTTCAGGTGATGCTCACACATCCCTTGGCAACCTACTAATTAACAGGTTTGCTGTTTGGGTGTGTCTTCGCCACCTGCCTAAGTCATCTTGGATTGCATATCACGAAGGGGACGATGGGATCATCGGTTTTAGAGGTGTGTCTGAGCAATTAGTTAGGGATAGTTTAAGTTTTTTGTCTAGTTTAGGTTTAGTAGCTAAGTTAGATGTTTATCATCATATTAATTTTACTAGTTTTTGTGGTCGTTTTTTAGCCGAGGTTAAGGGTAGACTAGTATCTTATGGTGATGTCCTTAGATGTTTAAGTAAGTTTCATACGAGTACGTCACGGTTGGATCCCAAGGCGTTAATATTGGCCAAGGCCATGAGTTATTACGCTATGGATGGTCATGTCCCTATCATAGGGCCACTGTGCCTCTCGTTGATAAAAATTTTGAAGGAGGATGTAGGCCCCAAGCAATTGGGCCGTGCGATAGCTTACTCTAAACGCAACCTCTCATGGAACTTGCAACTGGCTAGCATTTCTGCGGATGATATGCTCGTCAGGACACCTGTTCCATTATGTGAGGAGTTGCGTTCTTCTGTAACGCTTCGAACGGGCATCGGGATGCAGCACCAACGCCATTTTGAAAAGATGGTTGGTAGTTGGTCCGATGTGCCTAGTGTCATACCGCAGTTCCTGGTAGACCCCGAATTTGTGAACACCAACAAGTTCGCCACGAACTGCGACATGAACTCTTTGATGGGTTCTGTACCGTATGACTAATCGGGTCTCGTGCGAGAGTGCATGCACGTTAATATAACCTC